TAGAGCCCTTTTCTTTTTAGAAAAGGAGGGATTACCTTCAATAAAGATTTGGTTCGAGTTAAAATAAGCCAGTCTCCTTCAGTTAAATCGACATCATTAAGTTTATATCGTTGATAAATATTTCCCGGAATATCTTTAGGTAAATAATTTTTTGGAATTCTATTATAGCCAATACGATTGATAACATCTAAAGCTTTGGTTTGAATTAAACTTGGGACCCGTTTAGATTGATCTAATAAAATTTCTCTGGATTTCCATTTGATAAAAGAATCTACATCCGCTCCGGCCCAGCCAAAGATAGCTTGGTCATCATCACCTGCAATCCATACGTCACAGTCAGTATCTTTTTCTATTTTTTTAATCATAGCCCATTGAATTAAGGACAGGTCTTGGGCCTCATCTACAAATATTACCTTAAATTTAGGGAGTTTTAGTGGATTTTGGTCTAAAAATTTAGCAATCATATCGGTAAAATCAATTAAGCCAAAAGTTTTTTTGTAATTATTTATTTCTTTTTCAATTGCTATCAATTTATCTTTCGTAATCCATGTTAAATGTTCGTTTAAATTAAACTGTTCTTCCGCAGAAATTTGTTTAACTCTAGCTAGATTAATAAGACTTAAGTATTCACTATTTGAAGAAAAAATTCCATTAAAGTTATTAGTTTCATAGGTTGCATATTTTATTTGAATGCCACAACTTTCTCCAATTGCCAAATAGTTTCCTTCTTGCATAACATTTTCTTCTTTCAGACCTAAATTATTAAAAGCTAATGAGTGAAGAGTTTGAAAATATTTAATATCTTTTTTAGTTAGATCTTCATTTTTGGCTAGAAATCTATCTCTTGCTTCCCCTGCAGCCTTACGAGTAAAAGCAAAGTAGCCTATCTGATCTAAGGTAATACCTTTTTTAACATACCGATGGACTTCATTTAGAAGTCTTCTAGTCTTTCCAGTTCCTGGAGGCCCTACTACTTTATATCGTGCCATTAATAATTAACTCCTCTTCTTTCCACTGGTTTGTATTCTATTTTATCAACATGAAGCTGAACTACTTTACAAACTTTTAAAGTTTTACCATCTACATTTAAAGAATGATCAAACTCTACATTACATCTGTCTTTTAATTTCTGTGCAATTTTTTCTTCAGGAATCTTCCAACCGTTTCCTAAGTGTTCAATAAAAGAATTAAATCTAAAGTAATGGAATCCTTCTTCTGTAAAACAAGATCCATTATGTATTTGACTTCTTTGTTGTGCTTGTGGACCATTAATACAATATTGAAACAGTTCTTCTTCAAGTCTGTCTTCAACTTGAGTTCCTTTAGGTGGTGTAATTTTTTGACCATTCTTACGCCACTCATTTAATTTTGCTCTAAAATCTTTTGGTTTTAATGGTTCAAAATAAACTCCTGTCTGTTGCCAGACTAAATTTAAAACTTCTTTCTGTGTTGTCATTAATTTTGTATTACTTATTATAACTTGAATCTTGTCATCATTAGGCATAATGACATTAAATCTATATTCCGGTTCTGCATAAGCTATCATTTCAAAATCTTGAATTTCTGGAAATACTGAAATACTATCCGACTTAACTCCAAATGGTCTTTTATAACAAAGACCTCGCATACATTTATCTTTAATAGGATCTTCATAACAAGTATGCCCTGCAGTTTCTCCTTTCCATGCTTTTATTTTTGAATCTAGTTTTGCTTTATCCCAAGGGCTTGTTAAATAGCTATAATTAGCTGCGGATACTTGGTCTGGCCATTTGTCTTTATATTTCTTTTTAGCAAAGACCATATAATTATACATGAATCTGTCTCTGCCATCATCTAGTTTGGTTTTAGAACATAACGCTAAACATGGTGGACCATCATCAAATTCTGGATTAGTTCCTAATAAAATATTTCGATGGGTTTCTTCGACTAATTTTTGTAGTGTTTCTTTGTCGACTTTAGCTTCGTTGGCGTATTTAATAAATTGTTCTACAGATAGTTTAGAATTATTCTTATCTATAGCGTAGCGTTTAGATTCTCCATTATTATAATAGGGAAGGTTGATAAAGTTCCCTGGTTTTATATCTCCTTTTGCATCCTTCTGTAATTCTTTCTGTTTAGGAAAAACCTCGGTAGTTGGTTTTAATCCTAGTGGAAGCAGAAAAGCTTTTAATGCTTCTATTAAATCCACTGTTGGAATTGGTTCTTTTAAAAAAATATAACAATGTAAACCACCGCTCTTGGATAAAATGGGCACTAGTGGTAATTTATATTGTTGAAATAGTGCTAAGTAGTGTTCTACTTTAAATGATCCATAGTCTGGTGGATCGATATCTATACAACCAAATTGTGCAGTTTTATCTATTCTGCAAGGTTGAATTCCAATTGATTTTTTTCCTTGTAAATGATTTATATAATCTTCTTGATTGACAGGTCTACCTGCCCATTCGTAATTAGGTTTTATTTTATTTTTTTCTGAATCGAGTTCTGTCTTTGACATGTCTGCCATGCCAAAATCACCTTCATATCCTTTAAATAATTCTATAAATTCTTTTTCCATAATGATCCCGGGTCGGGGCAGTTCCACTCTCGCTTCGCTGCCCCTATCCTCCAAAGAGGAATCTTAGTAATTAGATTCTTCTTTTGTTTCGGCTGCAGCGTTACTAGTCTTTAAAGAATTATGGAATTCTTTCGCCATTTGATATAGCGATGCGTTATCCACTTTTCTCGCCAAAGATACTCTGTATCCGTGCCAAGTAAAACTTCCAGAGTTTTCAACAGAATTTAATTTATAAATTCTTGAAAACATGGGTGCAGGTACATTTTTATTTGTTTTAGGATCAGTCTCAAATTGATCTTGCATCAATGAGTTCCAACCTCTACTCACTTTTAATTGAGTAGATTTCATTGCCATTAAGGCTTTTTCTGGTTTTTCTCCATTAATGATTACAAAATGATTAGCTGTTTTGATAATTTGATTACCATTATCTAAACAATCTTTACCTGAAGAATCCTTTTTAGTTTTCGCTAAAATTTCTGGACCTCTATCAGGGCTAACTGGTCTACCTTCCTTACGTTCGAAAGGTGCCCATTCTGGAAATGTTAGTTTGTAGAAACATGGTACTACTTCAATACCTTTTTCTCCATTATACAGTTTTTTTGTAACTGTATTATAAAACATTCCAGCTTCTGCTCCTTCAACATAGTTCGCATGTTTCTTTTTAGTTTCATCCGAACCAGATTGTAATAACTTAAGAAATGGTAAAGCTAAATCGTCTTTATCTATATTCTCAAGTCCTGCGCCAGCATCCTGAATAAAATTCAGTTCCGCCGGTAAGTTACCTTCTTTTTTTACAGTAACGTCTCTTGTCTCTTGTGACATGTTATTTGCTCCTTGTTATTTTTGTTTTGTTTCCCTTAAACAGGTTAAAATGTTCAGAAGGCAAGTCTTGTTTATTTTCAACTCGCTCTCTGTACAGTGCTTTAAGAGTCATAGGTTCAACTTTCAGTTTTTGTGAAGGCTGAAATCCATTACTCTCTGCAAGGTTAGCGTATTCGCTCGCCTTGTCATCTTCGCCACGACCAAAGGAAACAGTAATCTCATTTTTAATAAGATCACCTAGGTCGTTTTCTCGAAGCCATTGGTAAGCGCCCTCCCTGTTTGCGACAGGAATTGTTGCGCTATAAATCTCTTTTACTTCTATGGCAGAACCATCTTGAAGTTTAAGAGTTTTTAGTTTCATTGATTCCATAATTTCAGGAATAACTTCGGAAGAAATTTTATCAGCTCTCTCCTTCTTTTGTTTTAAAAGAGCTTCTTCTTTCGCTATTTCTCCTTCTAATTTCTGAAGATCAATTACGTAGTTAGAAAGACTTCTAACATTTTCAAGTTCATTAACTTGTTGAGGTGCATCCTCAACGAACATTTTTTGTAGGTTTTCATTACTCATCAATTTCTCCTTTCTCATATAGATTGATTTTAATTGGATAGTACATTCTTTCTTGTCGATCCCATTTTAACAAATTATATTTTCCACTTGTTATATCCGAGACCACAGAACATGCAACACCAATAATAGCAGGGTCACCTGTTAAAAGTAAATAGTCCTCTTCTTTAAAATTTTTTAACTTTTGTCTTAAAGAAAAAATTATAGGACCAGGACTAAAAATTATTTGAGAGTCTTCTTTTAGTAATACTTTAATATCACCAAATTTTTGAGTTCTCTTCC